GACCAAGTTTGTACATTTGTTGAAGCAGTTACCGCAGACCAACGACCTTTAGAATAGTCAAATAAACCAGCAGGGTTCAATCCAGCTTCGTTACCTTCATAGAATAAATCATAAAGATTTTTTGCATAAGCTTCAGAACCAGTGTAACCAGCGTTAGGGTTACCAGGATAGTTACCTGGGCTACCTACCGGTGCATAATGGTCACCTGAGATGTTACCTGTACCACCAGAATAACCTTGGATTTTAGGTACGAAGTAGAACAATTTACCAATTGGTAAGTTCATAGCTTGTACTGATACGATATCGTTAGCTAATAATTTAGAGAATACTCTTCTAACGATAGGGAAAACAACAGTTTCGAATGAACCAGATGACCCATCAGAAGTTGCTTCGTTGATTAAGAAAGAAGCTTGGTTTTCATATAACTGAGCTACGTTTTCTTTTAGGTGGCCTCTAAGACCTTCAAGGAACCCTAATTTGTCCCATTTGTTGATAGTATCTTCTTTGATAACTTTAAGGTGTTTCAAACCAATGTTACCAACAAGACCCGATTCTAATAATGCTCCCATTTTGTATTTGTTTTTGTTTTTAGCGAGTTTATTGATTTATTTTAATTTTGACATCAAATCCTTCATTCTCATAAATTGAGGATTTTCGTAAGTTTTTGATTCAATCAAGTTGATTGCTGAACCAGTTGATGGAACTTTGTTAATTGTTCTTTCGATTGATTCACTAACTTGTTGTGGTTTTGATAAACTTAATTCATCTTTAATGATTTTGTATAATGTTTTTGATTCTTTGATAGTCTCAACATCATCAAATCTTTGTAAGATGTTAATTTTTTCTTGTTTAGAAGTTGAATGTTCTGTAAACAATCTTGTAGCATAAGCTAAATTTGAATTAAAGACAGCAACTTCATTTAATTTGTTTCTGAAAACATTAAGTGCTTTTCTGTATTCTTCATTTTTCTCTCTCAGAATTTGTAACTCTTGTTGAGCAACAGATTCCTCGATGTTTGCGTTAAATTTTGAATAAGCTCTTGGTTTTGGTAATCCACCTTTTCTGAAATGAGAACCTGAGGCTAAAGTACGTGAAGCTTCTTTTGGTTCAGTTTTTTTAACTACACCCTCTTTTTTCTCCATTTTACTATGAGAATTCATTTTGTGTTTGCTTTCTTTGAATTCTCCCTTCAAACTTGGTGATGTTGAGTCAAATTCATACTTAACCTTTTTACCAAGTCCTTTAGGTAATTTATCACCTACTTTCATATCATCATCAAATCCGCCATCCATATTTGGTTTTGGACTATATTTGAATTTAGGACCAGAACCTTTGGTTTCTCCTTTTACTTTCTTAGATTCGTATAATGATTCTTCATTAAATTCATCATCCAATTCAACTTCATAGATTGTTTCATCTAATTCGTCAAAAATACTGATGGTTTCTCCATAATTATCATCATCCTCTTCATCCATATACATTTCATCCATCATCATGTTTTCTTCGTCCGTGTACATTTCATCCATCATCATGTTTTCTTCGTCCGTGTACATTTCATCCATCATGATGTCTTCCTCGTCCATATACATTTCATCCATATTGTAGTTTTCATCCATAATGATATACTCACTATCAGTGTTGTCATCAGATAAATGTATATAACCTGCAGAATCTTTTTCAACTTCGATTTCGTCATTAGGACCCATAGCTTTGAAAACCTTTAAAAGTACTTCACTAGATTCTTCAGGACTCATTCCTGTTTTATCTAAATGTCTTAAATCAAGTACTTCTTCATCTTCGTATTCCGAACTTTCGTCATCGAAATCAAATTCGTCTTCATCAGAGTCGAAATCAGTTTCATCATCTTCCTCGTCATCTAAATCATCATCATCGTCAGAAAATTCAACATCTGCAACATCTGTGTTGACCATTTCAACCTCTTCGTCCTCATTATCGGCTTCGTTAAGAGATTCCTTTACTAAATCTTTGATTTCTTGTTTCATAGTTGAAGCAAGTATTCCTTTTGCATTCTCGGCAACTGCTTCTTCCAAATTTTTCATTTGGATGATTGCCTCCTCTAAAATGTTAGTATCTTTTGCCATTTTTTTGGTTTTTGTTTTATTTTTATTATATAAATATGTTGTATGTTAAAAAAAGTTGGTTGCGTGTGATTTCAATCAAAGATTTTTTAACTTATTATAAATATCAATAAAAAACCAAAAAAAAAAAAGGGAGACGTTTGTCTCCCCTTCTTAATGTATTTTTATTCTATTACTTCATCTATTTTACTTTCTACGATTGCAGTTATTCGCCAATCTTGAGTGTAGTGTTCATAAATTTTTGTAATTTTGGCCTCAACATCTGTTGGTGTGTAACCTAATACAAGTTTTTCATTTTTAATCTTTTTGATTTTTCCTGATTCTTCGTCTACTAAATCTTCGGAGATTTTAGCCACGAAATATTTTTGTCCATCTTCCATTTTTGTATAAGATTTTTAGTTAATTAATTGAATTAAATAATAACGAATCAAAAAACAAAAATCAATATCCGTACAAAGATAATTTCTTCATTAATTCCAAAGATTTATTTCCATTTGCACCAACATTTACTTCAACATCTCTTTTTCTATCATCCTCCAAGTTTTCAGCATATAAATCTCTATCTTCTTTATTTATGAAAAGATAAGCACCAGGTGTAGATGGTGATGAAACTAAATCAAAACAAATTAATTCAAAATCATCTTGTACTTCATTTTGTTCACCAACCTTTTTAAGTGAACCAACACCACGAGATGAAATACCGAGTGTTACACCTTGTCTTAAATAATTTGCTGCCATATCACCCTTTGTAGAAACAATACCTCTTTCGTGAAAACCAGGTGAAGTTAATAATTTGAGTTTACCCATTAATATTGGTCCTTCCCACCATACTTCTGTTATGATATGTGATACTCTGTCTAAATCAATTAGGGAAGATTCTGGATGATTTAATTCAGATAATGAAGTTCCTTTGGAAATCATTTTTTTATAATTTTCCGCTTCTCTTTTCAAAATTCTTTCAGGGTAAATTCTACCATTCCTATTTGGTGTATTATATTTTTGTAATACAGCATAGAATTCAAATGGTTTTGAGTAATCTAAAAAGTTTTTAGATTCTTGTAACATTTTTGCATTGAATCCTTCAGATGGGGAAACCCACCCATCATTTTCAATTAATATACCTTTTCCTGATTCTCCAGGGTTTAAAATTCTTAAACTCATTTTAGATTTTTTTATATAAATATTAAAAAATAAGTATTTATATTTCAGTATTAGGTTTTTTGTCTTTTTTTGTTAAAAAAAACTTGAAGTACTCGTTTTGAGAAAAGTTATTTTGAAGGATGTTTTTGGTCAATTCTTTTAAAGTTTCTTTTAATTTTGTGGATTTAAAATCTTCTTCTTTATTTTTTAGGAATAAATTTATTTCTAAATTTAGGAAAGATTTTTTCCCAACATTAATTCCACTTGAACGTAAATCTAAATCACAGATAAAGTTATCGTTGAAAATATTTTTGTTGAGATTGAAATAAATTGTATGTTTGATTGCACGAGATAGATTTAGAACAACTCTATTCCAATTATCATTTTCCTTTTTTGGTTCAATCCAAGTTTGGATATTCAGATAGATTGATTGTAGTTCGAATGAGTCTGTCGTACCATAGATAACTTTAATAGTTTTAAATCCTTGGATTTTCGAGGTTTTACCCTTTTTCATTAAATTTCATATTTATCAGTTTATTTTTTTAAAAAAATAACTGATTATTTAATAAATGTCAAAAATTTAAAACAAAATTATGTTAATCGTTAAAGTAGACACCAACACCAGTATTGAAAAAGCACTTAAACAATTTAAGAGTAAAGTTATTAAGACAAAATTGATGAGTGAATTACGTAATAGAAAAGAGTTCACAAAAAAATCAATCAATAGAAGAACTGAAATCAACAAAGCAAAATACGTACAACAAAGAAAATATCAAGAAAACTATTAAAGTGTTTCCTTAAGATTTTTTAATTTGATGTAAGTTAATTTGTCATATTTTTCTGTACTGATTTTATTGATTGATTCTTCAATTCTTTCAGATGTTTCAGTATCAGAATCCTTCTTCAATGTTTTCAATTTGGAAACCAACTCCTCTTTTATTGTATTGAATTCGATATTTAATTTTTCATCGTCTTCTTTCAATAATTCTATTAATTTTTGTCTATCAGATTCGTTGAGTTCGGAAATGTGTTTGTCTATAGTTTGATTTGCAACCTTTACCAACGTAGATATTGGTAAATTAATAATCTCCTTTTCCTCTTTTGATGACTTAATTAGTGATTCTGTAATCACTTTTCTACTTTTAATTTTATTTTCTAAAGTTAAAATGTTACTTGAGAACAAACCATCAATGTCCTCGTAGTTGTTTTCAGTCTCAATGTCCTCAACCCATAAATTTAACACCTTAAGGTCTTTGGGTTGTATTTTGTTTAAGGTATTTTCATAAATTGTTATACATTCATTTATGAATTGTTCTGCGACATCTTTAGTATACCCCTTATTAGATTTTAATTCATCGTATATAAAAAATAGTTTTTTGAAATTTTTATTTTCCAAAACAAGTTTTTTGAAAACCTTCATTTCATCCTTAAATGAATTTTTAGAATATGATTCAAGTAAGTATTGTTCTATTTTTGATTTTAAAAGTCCAAATTTCATAATTTTTTTATTATAAATATCAATCACCTAAGAGTTTATTCAAATGTGTTTCCATTTCCCCCAAATAATTTCTAACCTTCGATAAATCTATATAAGAATCCTCTTCAGTTAATGAATCACTTTCTAATAAAATATTATAGTTATTTTTCTTAACTGATTCAGGGGCTAAACCTGGGGGTGTCTCTTCAGTACCTGGTGGTGGTGGCATTCCTCCACCAAATTCATCACCACTTGGTGGTGGTGTTACACCACCTTCGGTACTACCTGTTTTTGTACCGTATAGTTTATCTATATTGTCAAATAAACCAGTGCGAGTTATAATTGTTGCAGTATTTGTTAATTCAGCACCAACAGCTTTTTCAATTCTTTGTTGTTGTAAATCTAATTTGATTTCTTCTTCAGAGAATCCCATAATATGTTTCTTTGCCCAAGTAATAGATGTTGGAGCAATACCCTCAACAGCAGTTACACATTCTTTATATAACGCTACCTTTTCTTTCCAAATATCTATTTTAAGTAAATCAGCCTGACTTGAAGGATTAGTTAAACCTAAAGTAAAGTTTCCTAATTCGTCTTCAAATCCAAGTAAAAACAAATGTATAATTGCAATTTTATTTAATTCAGCAACCATACATTTTTGTATTCTGTTGATTGTTCTTGCAAAACGAATATCAATTAATGATAAATTCTTACCATCACCAACTGGTTCTTCAAAACCTAAAAATGCTTTAGGTACACGAAGTGCGGTCAATAGTTTCTTTTGGATATATTCAATATCTGCAATTTCACCTAAGTTCTGACCACCAGCCAATGTTTCAATTGGGTTAGTTGCTGCTGGGTCTCTTACTGGTATAAAATAATCTTGGTCAACGGCCATTTGATTGAATCTCATATCAACATTACCTGTTTGAGAATCAACTACCTGACTTCTTTTAAATTTGTTTGCAACACGTTGTACATA